ACATCGTTTTTGTGGCCGCGTCCCAGGTGGGCAAGACGGAGGTCATCAACAACATCATCGGGTACATCATCGATCAGAACCCCGGCAGCATCCTCTTTGTCCATCCGACCACCATCGACGCCAGGGAGTTCTCCAAACTGCGCATCGCGCCCATGATCCGGGACAGCCCCGCCGTGCGCCGGCGCATCTCCGCCCCCAAGAGCCGGGACAGCGGGAACACCCTGCTCCAGAAGACCTATCCCGGAGGCATCCTGACGCTGTGCGGCTCCAACGAGGCCCACGCCCTGGCCTCCAAGCCCATCCGTTATGTGTTCGGGGACGAGAGAGACCGCTGGGCGCAGTCCGCCGGCACCGAAGGCGACCCCTGGGAACTGGCCATGGCCCGACAGACCACCTTCTACAACGCCAAGGCGGTGGAGGTCAGCACTCCCACCATCCGGGGGAGCAGCAACATCGCCAAGAGCTTCGCCAAGGGCACCATGGAGCGGTGGAAATCTCAATGCCCCCACTGTGGTGAGTTCCACGAGATCCAATGGAAGGATATCCGCTACAAGGCGGAGGAGACGGTGGTCAATCACGAGCGTACCTATACGGTGCATGATGTGTTTTGGATCTGCCCCGGCTGCGGCTGCGTGTCCGAGGAGACCACCATGAAGAAACAGCCTGCCAAGTGGGTGGCCGAAAACCCCGCCGCCTATGCCAACGGCGTCCGTTCCTTCTGGTTGAACGCCTTTGTCAGCCCGTGGGCCAGCTGGGAGAGCATCTGCTTGAAGTACCAGAACGCCCTGGGGGACACCGGGAAGATGCAGGTGGTCTACAACACCTGCTTTGGGCAGCTCTGGGAAGACCGGGGCGACACCCAGGACCCGGACACACTTCTGGGGCGGCGGGAGGTCTACGAGGCCGAGCTCCCGGAGGGTGTGCTGGTACTCACCGCCGGCGTGGACACCCAGGATGACCGCATGGAGTACGAGATCGTGGGCCACGGCCACTTCGGGGAGACTTGGGGCATCGAGAAGGGCATCATCATGGGCCGCCCGGACGATCCGGCCACCTGGGACAGTCTGGATATGATGGTTTTCGACAGGGTTCTACGTTTTAAGGACGGCCTGGGCCTGAAGGTCAGTATGTCCTTCGTGGATGAAGGCGGCCACTTCACCGAATGGGTGCGGCAGTTCTGCCGGAACCGGGTGGGGAAAAAGGTGTTCTGCATCAAGGGCTTTCCGGGGGCAGACCGCCCCTTCACCAGCCCGCCCAAAAAGCAGAAGATCATCATCAAAAACCGATACCTGGGGACGGTGTGGCAGTACCAGCTTGGCGTGGACTCCGGCAAGCAGATCATCATGGACAACCTCAAGGTGCAGGCTCCGGGGCCGAAATACTGCCACTTCCCCCTTCGGGACGACTACGGCGCAATGTACTTCCACGGCCTGCTGTCGGAGCATCTGGTGCCGGAGGGCAAGGTGCGCCAGCGGTGGGTCTGGACGAAGATACAGGGCCACGAGCGCAACGAGCCCCTGGACTGCCGGAACTACGCGCTGGCGGCCTTCAAGGTGCTGCCGGTAGACCTGGACGCTGTGGATCGGCGGCTGAAGGTGGCGCGGGGCAAGCGGCCCACAACCGAGGAGGCCCCCAGGCAGCCCCCCAAGCGCCGGGGGCCGGTCAAACCCAAGGATACTGGATACGATGATTGGTAGGTGAGAGTATGGCAGCAAACACAACTGAACTGAAGGCGCGGCTGGCCTTCTGGCGCAGCGCCCTGGAAAAACTGCGGGAGGCTTACCTCGCGCTCCTGGACGGCGGCGTCAAGAGCTACAAGATCGGCAACGAGGAGCTGACCCGGCTTGACCTGGTCTCCCTCCAGAAGCGCATCGACGAGGCCGAGAAAAAGGTGGACGAACTGGAGGCGCTGCTGGCAGGCGGCCACGCCCGGCGGGCCTTTGCAGTGACGCCCATGGATTGGTAGGTGGCAGGATGTATCAGGATAAACAAACCGGGCTGTACCTCCCGGACGGTGCCCGGCCCCAGGTCAGCGGATACAGCGAGGCCGGGGCCAGCCGAACCCGGCGAGCGCTGAAGGGCTTTAATGCCCACAGCGGCAGTCCCAACGAGGACATCAACTGGAACAACTACACTCTGCGCCAGCGCGGCCGGATGCTCTACATGAGTTCCCCGCTGGCGACCTCGGCCATCAACACCAACCGCACCAAGGCGGTGGGCATCGGCCTGACGCTGAAACCGGCCATCGACCGGGAAACGCTGGGGCTCTCCCCAGAGGCGGCGGAGGAGTGGCAGCGGCACACGAAGGCGGAGTTCCTCCTTTGGGCCAAGCGAAAGGACGCCTGCGATGCCACCGGCATGAACAACTTCAATGCCATGCAGCAGCTGGCCCTGGTGTCCTGGCTGATGAGCGGGGATGTGCTCCCCCTGATCAAGCGCCGGCCCCCTGACCGCATCCGGCCATACTCCCTTCGGATACACCTGGTGGAGGCGGACAGGGTGCGGACGCCCATGGAGTACGGCGGCACGACCTTCCCCAGCATCACCAACGGGAAGAACCCCGACACGGGGAACCGCATCTTTGACGGCGTGGAGGTGGACGCCAGCGGCATGGTGGTGGCGTATTTCGTTCACAGCACCTACCCCTGGGAGGCGACTATGGCCGAGAACGAGTGGGTGCGGGTGGAGGCTTACGGCAAGAAGACCGGCCTTCCGAACATCCTCCACATCATGGGCAGTGAGCGGCCTGACCAATACCGGGGCGTGACCTATCTGGCCCAGGTGATGGAGCCCCTGCTCCAGCTGCGCCGGTACACCGACTCCGCGCTGATGATGGCCCTGGTGCAGTCCTTCTTCACGGCCTGGATCATCACGAAGTCCAACCCGGACGGTATCCCCTTCAACGAAACCGGCGACGGGGTGGTGGGCGTTCCCGGCTCCAACCCCTCGGAGGCTCCGCGGGGAGAGAACGAGTACGGCATGGGGGCCGGTACCATCAATGTCGTGCCGGAGGGGGAGGATGTCAAGTTCGGCAACCCCACCATGCCGGTGGCCAGCTTTGACACGTTCGTGAAGACCTTCTGCAAGCTGGTGGGCGCCGGCCTGGGCATCCCCTATGACGTGCTGGTGAAGGAGTACAATTCCAGCTACTCCGCCGCCCGTGCTGCCCTTCTGGACGCCTGGGAGGAATTTCGGATGCGGCGGACGTGGTTTGTGGACGATTTCTGCCAGCCGGTCTATGAAATATGGCTTTCCGAGGCTGTGGCCCGTGGGCGAATTATCGCTCCGGGCTTTTTTGATGACCCGCTTATCCGCGCCGCCTGGTGTTCGGCTCAGTGGATCGGCCCGGTGCAGGACTCCCTCGACCCGTTGAAGGAGGCCAATGCCGCCGTGCTGAAGATCCAGCACGGTCTGAAGACACACGAGCAGGCCACTATGGAGGACTCCGGCGGAGACTGGAACGCCAACGTGGAGCAGCTGAAGGCCGAGAATGAGAAACTCAAAGCGGCCGGCGGGGGAGTGTCCGCCCAGGTGCCGGTCACCCCCGATGAAAAAGACGATGACGAAGGAGGAGATTCAGAGTGAGTTTTTTGGATGATCTCTTTGGCAAGGGGCGGTTCCGGGGCGCTCACGCTCCGCCCTATCAGATGGCGGCACCGCAGGGCAAGCCCTACACCATGGCAATGGTGGACGGCGAGAATGCGGAGATCACCATGTACGGGGAAATCGTGGAGGCGCGGCCCGTTGATTGGTGGACCGGCGAGCCTGAGCCGGGTGCGTTCATCATTCAGGGCGAGTTCCTGCAGGATTTGGAGACCGTTGCCGGCGCCAAAGTGCTGACCATCAGGATGAGCAGTATCGGCGGGGATGCCGGCGTGTCCATCCTAATCCACAACCGCCTGCGCGACATGGCAGCGAAGGGCACCAAACTGAAGTGCATCGTGGACGGCGTGGCTATGTCCGGAGGCTCGCTGATCATGTGCGCCTGCGATGAGGTGGAGGTGAACCCCTCCAGCCTTATCATGATCCACAATGCGGCCTGTACCATTCGGGGTGGACACAACGCCAACGACCTTCGGAAGCGCGCCGCTGCACTGGACGCTTGGGACAAAGCCCAAGTGTCCATCTACAAACGCAAGACTGGCCTCTCCGACGAAGTGATCTCGACCATGATGGCGAATACCACTTACATGACGGGAACCGAGGCGATGGAGGGCGGTTTTGCCGACAAACTCCTGGAGGATGCTGAACCGCTGAACATCGCCGCCAGTGCCGACAAGCGCAGCTTGTTTGTGCGTGGTCAGGAGTTCCATCTCACTCCGGGGATGCTTGCCCCGGATACCATTCCTACGGTCAAAACCAGGGTTCCGGCTCCGGTTAAGACAAATACAAACCCGCCGGCGCAGACCGGCAGCGAAGGAGGAAAAACCATGGCAAAGAATCTTGAGGAGCTCCGGGCGGAGAACCCGGAGCTGGCCGAGGCGCTGATAGCCGAGGCCAAGGCCGCCGTGTCCGCGCCTGCGGGCGGCGGAACCCCTGTGCCCCAGCCCAGCCCGGATGCCGTCAGCGCCGCCGTTCAGGCGGAGCAGAAGCGCATCCAGGAGATCGACGCGGTGGCGGCCCTGTATGACGCGGACACCGTACAGGCGGCGAAGTACGGCGAGAACGCCTGCACCGCCCAGGAGATGACCTACCGCGCCGCCCAGAAGGCAGCCCAGCAGGGCAAGAAGTTCCTGGGCGACCTGGAGGATGACGCCCAGGCGTCCGGCGCCCAGGGCGTCCCTGCGGCGGGCGACCCTGGGAACCCGCCCCCCGCGGAGTCCCAGACGCCTGACCAGCGCATGGCCAGCGCCCGTGCCGAAGTCAAGGCCCTTTTTGGAAAGGAGGAGAAGTAATCCATGGCTAAGGAACTGCATCAGAAACTCGGCAGCATGGAGTATGACGGCCTGATCACTGGCCTCAACCCGCCCACCCGTGTGGACGGCGGTATTATCGCCAAACTGTCCACCGCTGCGATCTATAAGCGGGGGACCCTCCTGGCGAAGTCCGCCAAGGACGGCCTGCTGCACATCATGGGGGAGGAGCCCGCTGCCGCCGCCGAGGGGCAAACGGCGGACACCTATGCTCCGGACTGCATCCTGTGCGACGACACCGAGGTAGGTACCGCCGAGGACGTCCCCGTGGATGTCTACGTCGCCGGTTGCTTTGATCCGGAGAAGGTGACGGTGGCCGAGGGGTACACCATTACCCAGGCCGATAAGGACAGGCTCCGCACCTATAGCATCGTCTTCAAGGCCGCAACGCCGGCCCCCTAAAGGAGGAATAAAACCATGCCTGCAACTTTGAATTTCTTTGATACCTACATCCTCATGGCGATCATGGAGGAGGTCGTGCCCAACACGTTCTTCTTCCGCGACCGCTACTTCCCCACCGGGGAGGGGGATGTGTTCGCCGCCGACAAGGTTCTGACCGAGTACCGCAAGGGCGACCGGAAGATGGCGGCATTCGTCTCTGAGCGCATCGGGGACATCCCCATGGACCGCATCGGCTATGAGATCCACGAGCTCCAGCCGGCCTTCGTCGGCGTGTCCCGGCTGCTGACCGTGGACGAACTGAGAAAGCGCGGCTTCGGCGAGGCCCTCTACGCCAACTCCACCCCCGCCCAGCGGGCCGCCCGGCTCCAGCGGGACGATATGCGCGACATGGATCTGCGCATCCGCCGCCGGGAGGAGTGGATGGCCGTCAACACCATGCTGGAGAACGCCTGCTTCATCCAGGAGTATGTGGACGATCAGACCAAGGGCAAGGCCCTCAGCGTGAAGTTCTACGAGGGCACCAGCGACCACCTCTACACCCCGGCGAAACCCTGGGAGAACTTCATGGAGATGCGCTCAGACGTGATCGCTATGTGCCGGATGCTGTCCTATCGCGGCCTGCCCACAGCCGATCTGCTGCTGGGCACGCAGACGGCAGATGGCATCCTGCAGTTCGATGACCTTCAGAGGCTGCTGGACAAGAACAGCGGAATCGCTATCGGCACCATCAACGAGCAACTCTCCGCCTACACTGGCGTGGTGTTCCTAGGTACCATCAACTTTGGCGGGTTCCGGCTGAATCTGATCTCCGTGGATGAGAGCTACGAGGATAAGGACGGCAAGAACAAGTCCTATTTCCCTGTGGATGAGGCCATGGTCACCGCCCCCAACTGCGGGCACTTCATGTACGGCCAGATCACCCAGATCGACTACGGCAGCACCGAGTACACCTCCCACCCCGGCATCCGGGTGCCGAAGTTCACCCTGGACCAGGACAAGGATATGCGCAAGCTCCGTCTGGCCTCCCGTCCCCTGTCTGCGCCCAAGAACTACTGCCCCTTCATCCGGGCCAAGAAAGCGGTGGGCTGAGATGCGTGATGTTGTAATTAAGGCCGGCGTCTATGGCCGTAGGGATGAGAAGGGGCGGGTGCTACCCGTGGCCAAAGGGGAGTTTGTGACCCTCTCGGACGAGGAGGCCGCCCGGCTGGTGGCCCTGGATGTCGCCGTCTATGCGGACGCCCCCACGCAGGCCCCCTGCGCGCTCCCCGCTGAGGCCCCCTGCGCGCCTCCTGTGCTGCTCCCTGGTAGCGATACGGAGCCAGGGGCGCCGCAGGATACCCCTGGCGATATGTCCCCCGCTGAGATCCCGGGGGAGGGCGATGAGGGTGATGGAGATTCAACTGAGGTGAAACGGCTGGAGCGTATGCCGAAAGATGACCTGGTGCAGATGGCCCAGGACTTGGGCGTGGATATCTCCGGGGCCAAGAACAACCACGAGAGGGCTGTGCTGATCGTGGCGGCGGGTACGCCGGATGATGGAGACACTCCGCCCGCTCTCAGCACGGGAGATATTGTGCAATGAGCAAATTCAAGGACATGGTCAAGCGGGACATCCACAAAATCTTTCTGAATACCAGCGAGTTCGCCGAGAACCGCACCATCCGATATGACGGGGAGGAATACCCGGATATTCCCGTGGTGCTGGAGGGTCCCGTGCAAGAAAAGCGTGACCGCCTGACCGATGACCATGTCCAGGGCCTCCACATGATGACCGCCACACTCTACTGCGCCCAGGAGGACATTGGCGGCAAGGTTCCGAAGCAGGGGGCCAGCCTGGAGATTGCCACCCGCGAGGGCGGCAGGTTCTTTCAGAGATACTATGTGGTTGCATCCACCAGCCACATGGGGATGCTACACGTTGAATTGGAGGCGATGGCACAGTGAGCGAGAGCGGCATCAGCCGGGAGGCACGTATACGCATCGGCGGGGGAGAATACCTAGGCCCCACCGATGGCGGCGGGTTCGCCGGCATACAGATGTCTGTGGCCGGTCAGGAGGCGGTGGATCGTGCTGCCAAATTGCTGGCCGGCGTAGAAGGCGGCGTAGAGAAAGCGGTTCGCAGCGCCATCAATAAGGCTGTAGCCCGTCTGCGCCGCTCCAATGTGAGCGCCGTCCGGGAGCGGTACGCTATATCTGCCGCCAATATCCGGGAGAACGAAAACGTCCAGGTAACCTATTCATACGACAGCGGAGTGCAAGCCTTTGTCCGTTTCAGTGGGGCGCGCATTCCGTTGTTCCGCTTTGATGGGGCTTCACCCCACCAACCGACCAAGGACACCAGCGGGCGGCTGCCCGTCATGGCCGGAGGGGATCACTGGAGGCTGATGTACCCCAGCGTGGCCGCTTCCGGTCATGTCCTCAAAAGCACATCCCCGTATAGTTTCGAGCGGGCCTTCGTGGCCCGGATGGGTACCGGACACACCGGCATCTTCGAGCGGACAGGCGGCATGACCTCCAATGGCAAGGATGAGATCGAGGAATTGTTTGGCCCGTCCGTCCCCCAGATGCTTGGGAGCGAGGATGTGGAGAAGACGCTGGCGGAGGATGCCATGAAGTCCTTCGAGAAAGACCTTGACCACAACGTCCTCGCTATCCTGAGCGGCTACATGAGGTGACGCCATGACAAAGATCACGTTACTGGAGCAACTGAAAGAATTCAGCGAGGAACACACCGGGGACCTGCTGCTCCCCGTTCAGCCCCAGGAGGAGGATATGGAGCCACCTGCTGACCGGCCGGCTACGGTGTACACACCTTGCCTGCCGGAACTGCGCTCCTACGCCAGGAAAGCCCCCTTCACCACCCATGAGATCGTTACCAGCAAGGATGCGATGGTCCAGCGCCCCGGCGGCGGGAAATTCATGCAGTCCACTGCTGTGGTACGCACCTGTTTCTGTGTGTATCACGAGAATGAGCAGGAGGGCAAGTTGGCGCTTTTGAACCTGATGGAACGGACGCGCATTGCCCTCCTGGAAGAAGTGGTCATTGGTGGGCAGTTTAAGCTGGATTTGGATGCCGGAGTGGAGACGCTGGTGTACCCCGGGAATCCGAATCAGACCGCAGTTTCGCCATTTTATTTAGGAGAGATGATCACTACGTGGCATCTCCCCGTCATTGAAAGGAAGGTATCTTATGGCAAAAAAGGATGCAGCAACATTGGAGAATCAGGACCAGGTCCCGGCTGTGGCCGAACCGGCCCAGGAGCCGCCCACGGTTTCTACAGACAACACATCGACTCCGAAGAATAAGGTAAAAGCTGGAGGTCCGCCCTCCGGCTTTTATATTTACATCGGACCGAACATCGCGGGTCTGATCCGGAACGGTACAATCTACCGCGGCGACCGGGCCCATGCGCTGTCTGAGGTCCAGAAGGCGGTTGAGAAGTACCCGCTGATCAAGACGCTTCTGATTCCCGGAGACTCTCTGCCGACGATGCGGCTGAAGATCAAGACCCCTGGAAACGCCATGCACGCCAACTATGTAAAGTTGGCTGAGCAGGTAAAGCAAGACCGGGCAAAGAAAAACGAAAACAAGTAAGGAGGGCATAACCCATGGCGAATCTTGGCATTCATGTTCTGGAACAGGCTACAGCGGTGAGCATCCCCGTTGTGGCGGATTCCGGACTTCCCTATGTGACAGGGGTTGCCCCTATTCATACAGCATCCAAGCCCGGCAAGGTCAACACCCCCATCCTTTGCACCAGTTGGGACGAGGCGGTGGCGAAGCTGGGCTTTTCCTATGACTGGGAGACCTATCCCCTGTGCGAGTTCATCTATTCCCATTTTCAGCTGTTCGGCTGCCAACCGGTGATCTTCTGCAACGTCATGGACCCGGCCAAGATGAAGGACGACGTGGCTGCGCAGGAGTATGACGTGGATGAACACATGGTTCGGTTGCCTCTGGCGGCAATCAGCAGCACTGTCAACGTCACCAGCGGCGAAACGGTGCTGGCGGAGGACGAGGACTACAGTGTCTACTACGATGATAAGACAGACTCCTGCGTAGTTGAACTTCTGGAAACCGGTTCCTCCTATAACGCGGACAAACTTACGATCAACTACACGGCGGTCGCTCCTAATGAGGTTGTCCTGGCGGACATCGTGGAAGGCATCGGCCATGTGGATGACTGTATGACCGCCGTCGGAAAGATTCCCGATACTTTCTGCGCCCCCAGTTGGTCCCACAACACCGTTGTTGCGGCAATCATGGCCACCAAGTCGGCAGGCATTATGGGCCTCTTCCATGGCAAGTGCCTGATCGATGCAGACTCCAGCGCGGAGGGTGTCACCGAATATTCCCAGCTGGCCGGGTACAAAAACAAGAACAACTTCGTGGACGAGAATCAGATCGTCTGCTGGCCCATGGTCAAGCTGGGCGATTACAAGTTCCATCTGTCCACGCAGTTGGCGGGCCTGATGGCAAAGGTGGATACGCTCAACTCCGGCTGCCCCTACGAGAGTCCCAGCAACAAGGCTCTCAAGATGGACACCTGCTGCTTGGAAGATGGAACGGAGATCAATCTCAGCTGGCCCCAGGTCAACATCGTGGCCGGAGATTACGGAGTGGTCACAGCTGTCAACTTCCTGGTGGGCGGCTGGGTTGCCAAGGGCAATTACACCGCCTGTTATCCTGGCAACACGGATGTCAAGGATATGTTTATCCCCGTTTCCCGGATGTTCGACTGGGTCGGCAATACGCTCATTCGGACCTTCTGGAGCAAGCTGGATAAACCCATGAACCGGCGGCTGATCGACTCTATCCTGGACACCTGCAATATCTGGCTGTCGGGGCTGGTCGGTACAGAGCGGTTGCTGGGAGCGAGAGCGGTGATGCTGGAGAACGAGAACAATCTGTTGGATCTGATGGCAGGTATCCTCCACATCCACATCTACATTACGCCGCCCAGCCCCATGCAGCAGTGCGACTTCATCCTGGAGTACGATACCAGCTATGTTGAATCGGCTCTGGCGGCGTAAGAAGGAGGGAGAAAAGCTATGACACAATATCCTGCCGCATATATCAATTTCCGTGTCTATGAGGACAGCGTCAACGAGGTGGGCCTTGCCACCATCACTCTCCCGGATATTACCAACATGGTCGTCACGCTCATGGGCTCCGGCATGATGGGCGAAGTCGACGTTCCCATCATGGGAATGATCAAGAATATGGTACTGGGAATGAAGTTCCTGAGCCATTCCGACCCGAAAACCTTCGCCTTGTTTTTGGAGCAGCGCAAGCACCAGATCGAACTCCGCGTGGCGGAGGAGTTTTGGGACATTGAGGATGCGGAAATTGGCACGTGGGCCAACAAGTACGTGTTCATCGCTCGTCCCAAGGATATGAAATCCGGCACTGTTGCTCCTGCCACTGCTGCCGACTCCACTGGGCAGTTCGATGTGTATCTGTACGCGGCCTACCGCAATGGCGCGGAACTGTGGTACATCGATAAGCGCAACATGATCTTCCGCGTCAACGGCAAGGACTACATGGCCGACGTCCGCAAGGCGTTGGGCTATAGCTAAGAGAAACGCCCGGTGCTGCAGATTGCGCACCGGGCGTTATTGAAATCGAAAGGAGTTTCTTCATGAATGACGAAAATCGGACCACCGTCCAGGACTCCGCTGAACAGGCGGAGCAGCTGGAGAAGGAAGCCCAGGCCCAGAAGGACATTGGCTCCTACACCCATGTGTTTCAGGAGCCGTTTACCTACCAGGGGGAGACCTACGAAAAGCTGACCTTCAACTGGAAGACTCTCAGCGGCAAAGACAGTACCTCCATTGAGCGTGAGCTCCTGAACCGGAACGTGACCACAGTCATTGCCGAGTTCACCCCCGAATATCTGACGGCAATGGCTGCGCGTGCCTGCACGTACCGCAATGCTGACGGATTTCGGACGATCACCACCGATGCGCTGTACGCTCTTCCGCTGCCGGAGTTCCGGGCAATTTGTTCCGCCGCGCGGCGTTTTTTACTGCAGTCGGGGTCAAGGCGGGTGACGGGGGGCGCTGGCTCCGGAAGCAATGCCTGATCCTGGCGAGAAATAACAACACGCCAGCCTTTGAATGGCTGGCGCTGCCTTTGGTGGAGTTAGGTCCCTGGATCATGGCCAACAACATGATAGAGGCGGAAAACGAACAGCGGAGAAAGGAGGCGGCGAGCAGACGTGGCAAATAGGAAAGAGTACGAAATGCTGTTTGCCCTGAATGCGTCTCTGAACGGCAATTTCCAGGGGACCTTCAGTAAGGCGCAGCAGGAATTTTCCAAGTTGGGCAAGGAGGTACAGAACCTTCAAAAGCTGCAAGCCAATGTCTCCAGTTATCAGAAGCAGGAGCAGGCGGTCGCCTCCACCACAACCAAGCTGGCCAATCTTCAGCAGCAACACGATCTGCTCCAGAAGGAGATCAACGAAACCACCGGCTCTACCGCTGGACTGGAGCGGGAAAAGCTGAAGCTGGAGCAGCGCATCAAAAGCACCGAAGAGGCTTTGGAGCGGCAGAAGCAGCGGTTAGAGGCCACCAGCCAGAAACTCCAGGAGGCCGGTGTGGATACGGCGGATCTGGCCCAGGCCGACGCCCGCCTTACCGAGCAGATCAAAGAACTGCAAGCGCAGCAGAACAAGGCCGCCGACAGCGCGGCCAGCTTCGGGGAACAGACCACCCAGGCGTTTGACGCAATCGCGCAGTCCGCAATTACTTCTGAAATTGTCAATGTGCTGGGAGAAGTCAAAGACGCCTTTGTGGAGTGCGTTGGCGCCGCCGGAGATTTTGAGGCGGCTATGTCCGATGTGGAGGCTTTATCCCAAGCCAACAACGAGGAAATGGCCGCGCTGTCCGCCCAGGCGAAGGAACTGGGCGCCACAACCAAGTTTACCGCCAAAGAAAGCGCCGATGCCATGGGATACATGGCTATGGCAGGTTGGGACGCGGCCGATATGCTGCAAGGCATGGACGGCGTCCTTCAGTTGGCGGCGGCTTCCGGGGAAGACCTGGCTATGGTATCGGACATCGTGACCGACAGCCTCAGCGCCTTCGGACTGACGGCAAAGGACACGGCCCACTTCTCAGATGTCCTGGCCGCGGCGGCCACCAACTCCAACACCAATGTGGCCATCATGGGCGAGACGTTCAAAATGAGCGCGTCCGTGGCCGGGGCGCTGGGGTACAGCATTGAGGACGTAGCCGTAGCTATGGGACTTATGGCCAACAGCGGCGTCAAGGGCAGTATCGCCGGTACCGCCCTGCGGAACACGTTCAACGGGCTCCTGGAGGGCGTTACCCTTACCGGCGCGGCCTTTGGCGAGTACGAGTATTCTGCAGTCAGGGCGGACGGCACCATGAAAGACTTCGGCGCCACCATCGATGAGCTGCGCGGATACTTCGAGCAGATGACCGAAGCCGAGCGCGTCAACAATGCCCAGGCAATCGCCGGCCAGCGCGGTTATAATGGCCTGCTGGCTATTTTGAATGCCACAGATGCCGACTATGCCTCCCTGACCAACAGTATCAACAACTGCACCGGGGCGGCCCAGCGTATGGCCAATGTCAAGCTGGACAATATGAACGGCCAGCTGACGCTGATGAACAGTGCGTGGGACGCCTTGAGAACCACCATCGGGGAGCAGTTTATTCCAGAGATGCGCACTCTGTACGAAGTCGGAACCGATGTTTTCTCCGGGTTGGACAGATTCGTACAGAATAACCCCGGTGTTATCAAGGGTATCGCCGCCGGCGCGGCAGTGATTGGAACGGTGACTGCGGCATTGATGGCGTATTCTGTGGGAGCTAAATTTGCGGCGGCGGCCTCTGCCCTCTTGTCCGCTTCCATTCCCGGCGTCAATATCATTATGGGCGTGACTGCGGCAGTCGCCGGCATTACTGCTGCGGTGGTCGCTCTGGCGGATGCGGCGGACAATGGCGTTCCCTCCGTGAAGGAGTTGACTACCGCTGCCCGTGATATGCAAGAGGCAATGGACGAGGCGGGAGGTACCTATCAGGAAACCGCCAGCCAGACCCGCGCCACAGCGGAGGTAGCGGAGATCTACATCGACAAGCTGGAGGCGCTGGGAGAAGGGACCGAGGCGTCCAACGAGCACAGCCGCACATACCTCAATACGCTGTCGTTGCTATGCAACGCCATTCCGGAGTTGACCAATTATATTGATCTGGAGACCGGTGCTATTGAGGGCGGCACAGAGGCTCTCCGGCAGCAGACCGCCGCATGGAAAGCAAATGCCGAGGCGCAGGCATATCAGGAGTATATGAATTCTCTGTATGAGGATTACAACTCCGTAATGACCGAAGCTGCCGCAAACTCCATCAAGCTCACCGAGGCCCAAATCAGAATGGAGACCTTGGAGAAAAACCGGACGGCTGCCCTGGACCGGATGAATGAACTGGACAGTAAGCAAGTCGCCTTAACCGCAGAAGAACTGTCGGAATATTCTCAGCTGCAAAATGCTCTGCTGGGATATAACACAGAGATGTTCGATGCCCAGGACGCCATTGATACCTACACAAAGGCTGTTGAAAAAGACAACGCGGCCCTTGCTGAAGCGGAGACGGTGATCAATGACGCCCAGGACGCCTATGACCGCCTGACAGGTGCAACGGAAGCTCAGACGGAGGCCGAGGCTGAGGCGGCCCGCCAGACCCAGGAACTGCAGGACGTCATCGGGAATACCACCGAACAAGTGGCCGCGCTGACGGAAGCCTACAACGAGGCGTACAACGCCGCGCTGGATTCCATTTCTGGGCAGTATGCTTTATGGGACGAGGCGGCTGACGTGGTGGAAACCAGCGCGGGCAGCATCAATTCCGCGCTGGAGAGCCAGATCGCGTATTGGCAGGACTACAATGCCAATCTGCAGTCCCTGACGCAGCGCAGTGCGGATATTGAGGGTTTGAGCGATGTGATCGCCAGCTTTGCGGACGGAAGCCAGGACAGCGTGAACGCCATCGCCGGCCTTGCCAACGCCAGCGATGAAGATCTGCGGGCTATGGTCACCAACTGGCAGGCCCTCCAGGAAGAGCAGGAGGCCGCCGCCGGAAGTGTAGCCGAACTCAAGACGGGTTTTTCTGAGGCCATGGACGAGCTGCAGCAGGAACTTGCCGATGATATTGAGGCCATGGATCTGGGAGACGAGGCCAAAATCAGCGGGCAGGCCACGATCCAGGGCTACATTGACGGAGCAGCGGATATGCTGCCGCAGGTTCAAACCGCCTATTCTCAGCTGGCAGAGGCGGCGAACAAGGCTTTGGCAGGAGGAAGGGTTTACGTCGGAAGCGGAATTTACATGGACAGCGCCTACACCAGTGTGCGCGCTTATGCTTCCGGCACATCCAATGCGCCTCCGGGCTGGGCCTGGGTGGGTGAGGAAGGACCGGAGTTGATGCGGATGCAGGGCGGAGAAACCGTGCTGCCCGCAGACATCTCCGCACAGCTTGCATACGTGAACGCCAATTACGGGGATGTGGCTTCCTACGCTGACGGTACCGGCAATGTGTCGGGGCTGATGGCAAAAAGCACCACCGCTCACACGGCCTACAACGATGCGGCGTCTTATAACGGTTCCAACACTGAGAATCTGGCGGCAGCGGCTGCGGAAGTGATCCCGGCTGCCGGAATGGGGAACTCTGCGCCAATCAAGGTGGAGATCCATATCCATCTTGAAGGAAACGCCACGCCCGAGACAGTGCAGGCTCTGGAGGACTATGTTCGCCGGGGCGAACTGCAGGAGGCCGTGGAGGACGCGATGGCCAACATCCAGACGGATGCCGCGAGAGGGGCGTATGTATGAGAACCTACACCACCGTACAGGGCGATATGTGGGACAGCATCGCCTTTACCCAGCTGGGCAGCGAGGCATATACGGACCGGCTCATGTCGCTGAACCGGCAGTACCGGATGTACTACACCTTCCCGGCAGGCATCGTTCTGACGCTGCCTGAGCCGGAGCGAAAGATCAGCGACACGCTGCCGCCGTGGAAACGAGGCCGGTCATGAGCAAGCAGGATCAAGCCCGCCGTACAGCAGTTGAGATCACGTTTGATGGCGCGGACATTACCAAGGACATCAAGCCGTATCTTCTCTCCGTCAGCTACACCGACAATGAAGAGGACGCGGCGGACGACCTTCAAATCAAAATACAGGATCGGGATGTTGTGTGGCAGCAAAGCTGGCTGGAAAAGGCCATCCAAGCTGCCGCAGCCGGAAAGCTGAAATTCAGCGCGGTCATCAAGCCGGAGGGCTGGGGGGACGACGCCGTGCTTCCAACCGGAGACTTCGAACTGGACAGTATAGAGCCCACGGGTCCCCCGGCTGAGATCGCCATCAAAGGGACCGCACTACCTTTCAGCGCACCTGTCCGGCAGACGAAGAAATCAAAAGCGTGGGAGTCCTACAACCTCTCCGGCATTGCTAATGAAATCGCGGGCAATGCCGGGATGACCTGTATGTATGAGGCATCCAACGATCCCTTCTACCGGCGGGTGGAGCAGGTCAAGGCCAGCGATATTGATTTTCTCTCCCGGCTTTGCCACAATGCGGGGATCTCACTTAAAATCACCGACAATATGCTGGTACTGTTCGACCAGAAGGACTATGAGGGCAAAGGCCCGGTGTTTACCATCAAGCGGGGGTCCGGGAAGTACATCAAGTACAAGCTGGGTACCGGAGCAGCGGATACGCAGTATGGTTCCTGCCGGGTCAGCTACACAGACCCCGGAAGCGGGAAGTGCATCGAGGGGACCTACACCGCCAGCGGCGAGGATGCCAAGAGCGGCCAGCGCCTGGAGATCCGTGCCCGAGTGGCTGATGCCAGCGAGGCAAAAACTCTTGCGGAAAAGAACCTGCGGCTCCACAACAAGTTTACCCGCACCGCATCCTTCACACTGCCCGGGAACACCGCGCTTGTATCCGGGGTGACAGTCATGCTGGAGGGCTGGGGCGGCTGGGACGGCAAATACATCATCAAGCAGGCGCGGCACACGGTCGACGGTTCCGGCTATATCACGCAGATCGCAGTCCGCCGTGTATTGGAGGGGTACTGATGAATGAGTTTGAAAAGATCCTTTCCGGGTTGGTCCGCGTGGGAACAGTCACGGACCGGAAAATGGACCAGCGTTTGGCACGTGTCTGGTTTCCGGATCTTGGCATATCTTCGGACTGGCTTCCCGTGCTGATCAGTCAGGACGTCACGCCGGATGATACGCCAAGAGAATACGATGACCCCCAATGGACGGAGTTTGAAACGGAGGACAAAATTCCGCAGACGGGCGAAACAAGGTATGTTCCCCACAAACACAAAATTCTCAGGAAGCCCTGGATGCCCAAGGTAGGTGACGAAGTGCTGACGGTCTATCTTCCGGTCCTAGACGCAGACGGTTTTATCGTGGGAGGTATCAAGCGATGGCGGTAATTGGCTACTTGGGGACCAGCGCCGAAGAGGGCATCGTCTTCGAAACTTCCTCAGAAAAGATTGAGACGCCTGACAACGTGGTCTGGTCCGGTTCATCCCGCTATGCGGTCCACCAACGGCACAATACACACGCGCTGGTCGAGTTCACAGGCATGGACCCAGACAAATTCGATTTCGACATCACCTTTTTTGCGGAGGCCGGCGTAGACCCGCTAAAAGAAGCCGTGAAGCTATGGAAGTATATGCGAGAGGGGACGGCGCTTCAGCTGTTGATTGGCGAGAAAGCCTATGGAAAGTACCGATGGGTCATCAAGGATCTCAAAATCAAGGCACAGTATTTTGATGTACACGGGAATCAATACTGCTCAAAGGTATCCGTCAATCTGCTGGAATATCTCGGCAAGAACTTTTAAGGGAGGGTGACCAGTGAGCTACAAGGTGAATGCAACGGATCTAAAAAATATTCGATTCAACGATCCGGAGTTGGTTTCTTCTGTGCTGCAAAATATCGCGGTCATACTCTCCACGCCCAGGGGGTCAGTGCCGCAGTACCGGGAGTTCGGCCTTACCACGACCATGCTGGATAAGCCAACGCCTATGGCCAAGATGATGATGCGGGCAGAGGTTCGGGAGGCTATCGAACGGTGGGAGCCTAGGGCACAGTTTGTCAGCATGACATTCGAAGAACGCATCACACAGCCGGGAACACTCTGGCCGACAGTGGAGGTGGAAATCATTGGAGAATAAGGAAATCAAAAGAAATCCCGCGTATCAATTCGTATCCACAGATACCAACGGAATCATTTCGGATCTGATCGAGGGGTACGAACTGATCATGAAAAGCACCGTCCGGCCCGCCAGTCCGGAAATGCAGCTGATCCGCTGGGTGGCCCACCTCATTATTCAGGAGCGGATGCTGAACAACTGGACCGGCAATCAGAATATCCCCAGCCGTGCGGACGGGGCCAATCTGGATGCGCTGGCGGAGTTGACCTATATCCGCTCCAGGCCGGAGGCAAAGGCATCCACTTGCACCATGCGATTCAGCATTTCCCAGCCGCAGGAGCAGGCGATCCTTATCCCCGCCGGTACCCGCGTTACAGATGCCAGCAGCACCATGATCTGGGCAACGGCAGAAGATCACTATATCTCTGCCGGGGAAGACTTTGTGGAAGCGGAGGTCTGGTGTCAGACTGCCGGCGTATCCGGCAACGGCTATGCCATTGGGCAGATCAATACGCTGGTGGACGTCTATGAATATTATTCCGAGTGCGTCAATACCACCATTTCAGACGGCGGATCGGACGTGCCTACGGATGAGGAGTATTACGAGCTTATGAGGGCATCTATGGACGCTTATAGCTGCGCGGGGGCGCGCGGGAGTTATATCTATTGGGCTAAGCAGGTCAGCACAGAGATAGCCGATGTAGCGGCTAATTCTCCATCGCCTGGCGTGGTGAACCTTTACGTGCTGATGGAGGACGGGACCATCGCCACAGAGGAAATGAAAGGGCGGGTGCTGGCTGCCTGCAATGCGGACGAAGTGCGGCCACTGACGGATCTTGTCTCCGTAGAGGATGCGGAGGTCGTGCCCTATGATGTCCAAATCACTTATTACATTCCCAAGCAGAGCACCCGAAGCGGTGCGGAGATCGCGGCAGCGGTGCAGGCGGCGGTGAATGAATATGTGGTTTGGCAGTGCGGGAAGCTGGGGAGGGACATCAATCCGTCTAAATTGATCAACATGGTCATGCAGACCGGCATCAAGCGCGTGGATGTCATTTCCCCACAGTTTACGCATCTGCGCGATGGAAGCCCCGTGCTGAAAACGAACTTTAGTTACGACAGCACGGAAATGGTCCCGCAGTTGGCGCAGATCGGCAGCGTCCAGATTACGAATGGGGGCTATGAAGATGAATAGGCCCGGACAGGGACACAGCCTGACCACGGAGAATATTCTATCCTCATTCCCTATTGCCCTGCGGGGCGACCCCTCCTCTAGCGCACTGGCGAACGTTACGGCCAGGCTCCTGGCCCGCCGGCCGGAGGAGATCGACAGTCTGTTGATCTATCCGGCCATTGACCGACTGGATGAACAGCTGCTGGATATACTCGCTTATGACTTCAAGGTGGATTGGTGGGATGCAGACTATACTGCCGATGAGAAGCGCCGGACGCTGAAAGACAGCTGGCGCGTCCATAAACTGCTGGGGACCAAGGCCGCCGTTGAAATGGCCATTTCCGCAATTTATCCGAGGACAACAGTGCTGGAATGGTGGGAATACGGCGGGGAGCCGTATCACTTCCGGCTGGATATTAACATCACTAATGACAGTATTGATTCCGCGAAGCAGCGCCGTGTTCTGGAGCGGCTGAACTATTACAAGTCCCTGCGCTCCCACAACGACGGTGTAACTTACTTTGTGGAGGCGCAGCCCGCCATTGCCAAGGCAGTTCCCAGTGTGACCGGACTGGAGGAAACGGTCCATATTCCGCTTGTCCTGCCTGTTCCCATTATCAAACCTACTGCCAGCACCCGTGTTGGGGTTGTGACGGGCCTATGGGAAAGCACTGCAACTCGGATGGAACTTCCCGTCCCCACCATCCGAAGTAAAGCAACCGCCCGCGTGGGCATTAGGACGGGCCTGTGGGAGATGTTTTCATCGGCAATAGATATTCCTACCCCGATGCTCCGAAGCCCCGTCACGGCCCGCGCAACGGCCCTGGCGGGGCTGGAGGAAGTCTTTATCACAGGGATTGTGCTGCCCGATGTGGAGCCGCCCGTGGGGAACGCGAAAGCCCGTGTCGGTGTAGCCTCCGGGTGGTTGGAGTGCTACACCACGAAAGCAATCCCGCTTATGGATAAGGTGTTGACTGCTGCCGCGAAAGCGGAGGCCGCCGGGGTGGTAGCAGCAGCGCAAGAAATAGCAAAAACCTTTATTGACTTAAGGAGGTAGAACCATGCCCGAAGAGAAGAAAATCGTGCGCTGGTCGAAAACGGCTGTGACCGACATTGGCACCAGCCTTCTGGCCGACTATGCGGCGGGACGTATCCTGGAGATCACCAGTGCATATGGCTCGCTCTGCGGCCCAGGGGATGACTTGATCACGATGGAGGAACTGGCCGATGGGCGGGCCCATCCCCTGACCATTGAGAGCGTGACCAAGACGGACAGCAGCGTGATTGCCTGTATCCAGGTGACGAGCCTGGGAAATGACGTTCCCTACAAACTGGAGCGGATCGGTGTCTTTGCCCTGTCCCGGGACCCCGGAGAGCCGAAGCCCCCTGCCGGTATTCCCGTCCGGAACGACAAGCTCCTGATGGTGGTTGAGGACGTGGAGGACGAGAACGGCAGCAAGGGCGTCACCATTCCGGCAGAGAGCGACCAGCTGTATACCTTCAAGCTGTATGTGGTCCTCACCATCACCAACAAGGACCGGCTGGAGGTCAGCGTGTCCAGCGCGGGCATTGCCACAATTGGAGCAATCAAGGACGCGCTGGACCGGCACAACGAGGACCAAGAGGCCCATAAGGACGTGCTGGCGGAGCTTATCAGGGCCCACAATGCAGACCTGGAAACCCACTCCCCTCTGATGGCCCGTATCCGGGCCATGGAGTTGACGCTGAACGGCAAGGAAACGATTCTTGCCCCAGAGGGCGACCCCACCGTTGAGACGGTGGGCGCAAAGGGTCAGCACTATATCAACCTCAAAGCGGGGACGGAGTGGGAGTGCTCCGGCATCGAGGACGGCAAGTATATCTGGGGGCTGGTGGACTATGCCAGCGAAGATTTCAGATCCATGCGGGACATTCTGAAGGCGGCATCGGAAACGGCGGCCCAGGCCAAGGAAGTGGCCGATGGTGCGGCGAAAGCAATTGCAGCGGTACAGAACACCATTTCTGTTGTCCCCTCTCAGTCTGGCAGCTTGATTTATAATGGGAGCGCACAACTCCCCAGTTGGAACAACCTGGCCCTGGAGATGATGGACATCACCTACGGGGAGGATAAGACGGCGGCAGAGGACTACGCCGGAGAGACAAACGCCGGGGCGTACAAGGCATACATCACCCCCAAGGAGGGCTATACCTGGGGCGATAAGTCCGCCGGTGAAAAGGAAGTCCTGTGGACCATCCAGCGGGCCACCATCACCGCCGTTCCCAGCGTCAGCGGTCCCCTGCCATACACCGGAAGTGCGCAGGCTCCCACCTGGCAGAATTTCAACCCGGAGCAGCTGACTAAGACAGAAACGCCCCAGGCAAACGCCGGTACGCACTCTACCAGCTTCACGCCTAAGCCGAACTATCAGTGGAGCGGGGGCGATACTTCGGCCCGGACAGTGGAGTGGACCATCGGAAAGGCGGCGAATACCTTTTCCATTTCTCCCAGCGGTACGCAAAGTCTTGGCGTGGGGGACACGGTGGTTATCCAGGCGACGTCCAACAGCGATGCGCAGATCACCGCCACTGCGGACAATCCGACCAGCGTGGAGGTGACGGTGGACGCGGTCAATAAGCAGGTTACAATCAAGGGGACCGGCACGGGGTCTGCCAACGTCACCATTTCCAGCAAGGGCAGCACAAACTATGCTGATGCCAGCGCGGTTGTCGGTGTAAATGTGAGCCGGAAAACTCCCACCCTCTCTATTAATCCCTCCAGCAACCAGACCTTGACCATCGGCGGCAGTAAGCAGATTGCGGTCACAACCAGCAGCGATGGGGCCGTGTCCGCCAGTTCCAGTGCCCCCGGCGTGGCCACTGCATCAGCCAGCGGCAAGACCGTGATGCTTTCCGGTGCTTCTGCAGGCAACTCCACCATCACCATTTCTGTGGCGCAGACGGCAAAGTATGAGGCGGCCCGTGCGACTCTGAGCGTTACCGTGTCGAAGCCGACGGTTGCCAATTCCACCTGGGACGACATCAAGGCCATTTCTGACGCGGGAACGGCGGCCAGCTACTTTGCCACCGGCGACACCAAGAGCCTGACGCTCAACGGCAAGATCGGTATTCTCACTGTGTCCAATTTGACAATGAACGTTTTTATCCTGGGCATCAACCATAATGCCAGCAAGGAGGGCAACAACCGTATTCACTGGGCGATTGGTAAGATCAGCGGGGTCCAGGTGGCCTTGTGCGACAGCAAGTATGGCAACAGCCCCACCGATGGAACAAAATGCTTCAATACACAGCATTGGGGCTACAACAATTACGGCGGCTGGAAGGGCTGCGATTCCCGGTACGATATTCTGGGCAGTACCAATAAGGCTCCCAGCGGATACGGCAGCAATGCACAGTCTGGCCGGGTGGGGTATGATCCCACCAACTACGATATTGTGAACAGCCCAGTTGCCAATACGCTGGCGGCGGCTTTGCCCTTGGAGGTCCGCAAGGTGCTGAAAACGGTCACTAAGTACACGGACAACGTGGCGGGCGGCACTGGGGACGTTCCTGGAAATGTAACGGCATCCGTGGACTACCTCTTCCGCCTGTCAGAGCATGAGGTTTATGGTACTCGCACATATGCCAACATCTATGAGAAGAACTATCAGGAGCAGTACGATTACTTCAAGGCCGGTAACAGTCCTGCACTCTTTAAGCATGACGCACGCACTACGGCTGTGTGGGCGCCTCTCCGCTCTCCTCATTACAACAATAACGGCACTGTGAGTGCG